AAATAATGGCAAAAGAAACTGCAACATACATTAGTCAATTAGTAGCAACTAATCCCGTTGCTTCTGATTCTGTATCAGTTGGCGACGATCATCTTAGGATGCTCAAAACTGTTCTGAAGACTCAATTCAGCGGCCTTTCAGGAACTACTGCTGTTACTGCTACAGAAGCAGAGATGAATTATCTTGATATTGCTACTTTAGGTACGTCAGCAGATTCAAAAGTTCTTACACAAGCGTCAGGCGTTGTTACAATTGCTGGGGATGTAAAAATTACCGGCACAACTCCCCTGCTTACCATTGGTGATGCTGGAGCAGAAGACACAACCATTGTGTTTGATGGGAACGCCAAAGACTTCTATGTAGCACTTGATGATTCAGCGGATAAGCTGCTTATAGGGGAAGGGTCTACTGTCGGCACTAATCCTATCCTTACCATAACTGATGACACTGTTACGGTTGGGGATGGCGCAGCGGTTGATACTTATCTCAACTTTGACGGGAACGCTGTTGACTACCGTGTAGGTCTTGATGATGGAACAGATAAGTTAGAGATTGGGGCTGGTACAGCACACGGAACAACTACCGCAATTGCTATTGACTCTGCTGCTGATATGGTTTTAGGCGGTTACATCAACTTCCAAGATGAACAGGCTATAAGACCGGAGATTAAAGATTACGCTGAGACTGTAAATGCTATTGGTGATCTTGGGGGAGGCACTGACGCAATTGATGTAAGCGCAGGAAACGTTGTTACCGCAACAGTATCGACAAGCACACAAACCTTCACCTTTACCAATCCTTCTGCAACTGGCAAAGCCTGTTCATTCACGTTGATCCTGACTAACGGCGGTTCACAGACTGTCAATTGGCCCAGTTCAGTAGATTGGGCTGGGGGTTCAGCACCATCATTAACATCAAGTGGAGTAGATATTTTGACATTTACAACGGTGGATGCGGGAACCATTTGGTACGGCTTTGCTGCCGGAACGGATATGAAGTGAGGAAAATATTATGCCACTAGGAGCAAACAAAGCCGCAATGATGGGCACGTCAGGGGTGGCAACAAATATGACTGCCACAGGTGGAACTATAACTACGTCTGGTGATTATAAGATTCACACATTCAATTCATCTGGTACGTTTACTGTTACTAATGTTGGCCCTGTAGGTACGGTTGATTATCTTGTCATTGCTGGCGGCGGTGGGGCTGGCTCTCAAGAACATGGTGGCGGAGGAGGCGCAGGCGGCTACCGTAATAGTTACGGTTCTGAAGCCCAAGGCGGTGGAGGCTCTTCTGCATCTGCTCTTTCTGTATCTGCTCAAGCGTACTCCATCACTGTGGGGGCCGGTGGTACTGGTGGGGCCGGTGGGGCAAACAATGATGGTGCGGCTGGTAATAATTCAGTATTTAGTTCGATAACTTCGACGGCTGGTGGTGCAGGCAAAGGTTATCCCAATGTCGGCGGCACTGGTGGCTCAGGAGGCGGTTCAGGAGGCCAGTCAGGCGGTAATGGTGGCTCAGGAACAGCAAATCAGGGCTATGACGGCGGCGGTAATAATGTCACTAATGGTTCTGGCGGTGGCGGAGGAGGTGCTGGTGCTGCTGGACAAACAACTACAAGTGATTACACGGGAACAGGTGGTAATGGTGGTAATGGTGTTGCTTCTGCAATTACAGGCTCTTCCGTTACAAGAGGTGGAGGCGGTGCAGGAGGTGCAAATACCGTCGGTTCAGCCGGGTCAGGTGGCGGCGGTAGTAATAGCGCGGGAACTGCTAATACAGGTGGCGGAGGCGGTGGACAGACCGGCTCAGGTAATTCGGGCAAAAATGGCGGCTCAGGTGTTGTCATCATCAGATACCAATATCAATAGGAAAACAACATGGCACATTTTGCACGATTAGATGAAAATAATATTGTTGTCCAAGTGGTGGTAGTGTCTGATGAACACGAAGCAGACGGCGAGAATTGGTGTAAGGAATTTTTCGGCACTGAATCTTGGAAACAAACCTCTTACAATACTTCTGGGGGGAATCACCAATTAGGTGGTACTCCTTTTAGAAAGAATTATGCTGGAAATGGGTACACATATGATGAGGTAAGGGATGCGTTTATCCCCCCTAAACCATTTCCCTCTTGGTCATTAGATGAAAATACATGCTTATGGGAAGCGCCGACCCCAAAACCAGATGATGGACTTTCATACAAATGGAATGAATCTACTCAGGAATGGGATGCCGTTGTCTAATGGCTCTTATTCCTATTGAGCAAGTCGGGCAGATTGGGATTGTCAAGGATATAAATGCTTGGCAACTGCCCAATAACGTATGGACGGATGGCAATAATGTCAGAGCAGAGCATGGGGCTATACAGAAGATTCCAGGCTATAAAGAGGTTATGGCCTCATGTCCAGTTGCACCATATCATATTACAAACTTATTCGCTGGTTCAACATCTTACTGGATCATAGGTGGATTAGCTAAAATATACGTCCATAATGGTTCGTCATGGACTGATATAACTAGATCATCAGGAGACTATAACGCCACTGCCAGAGAGAACTGGACATCCACTATTTTGGGCGGGGTGCTGGTGATGGCTAATGGCTTTGATGATCCACAGTTCTGGGCATTGGGGAGTAATGGCTTACCGGCTATAACCACCAGGATGGCAGACTTGAGTAACTGGCCAGCCAATAAAGAATGTTATGCTATAAGAGCATTTAAATCTTTCCTGATTGCCCTTAATATAGTGGATTCATCTGGAACGCCTGACGTTGCATATCCGCGATTAGTTAAGTGGTCGCATGAAGCAGCCACACAGGCTGTACCATCGTCCTGGGATGAAACTAGCGCGACGGTCGATGCTGGGGAGTATGATTTAGCTGATTCAAAAGGGGCCATATTGGATGGTCTTCCTCTTGCAGACAAGTTTATGATCTATAAAGAGGACTCAATCTATACTATGTCGTATGTGGGTACTCCATTTATCTTTGCATTTCGTCAATTATCGCCAACAATTGGCGCATTATCCAAAAACTGCGTAGCAGAATTTGGTGACAAGCATTTTATCTTTGGAAATGGTGATATATATATTAACGATGGGATGAAAGTCCAATCTATCTTGCCACATAAAATGAGAGATTATCTGTTTAGCAGTATGAATGGTGACGAAGTACGAAAGTCATTTGTTGCTGCTGACTATGGTGCTACTGAGATGTATGCTTGTTATGTGTCTTCATCTAATGTAACTAATGTGCAGTGTGATAAAGCATTAGTATGGAACTGGGTAAATAATACCTTTACAGAGCGTGATCTTCCAGACTTAGGATTCATGGCATTTGGTATTGAGGGTGATCCTCTTGCTTCTGCTTCATGGTCTGCTGATACAACGACCTGGGCTAATAATACTAAGAAATGGAGTGAGGCTGGTGCATCTTCTTTCTTCAATACGGCTGGTAAGTCATTAGTTATGGTATCTCCTACTGATACTAAGTTGTATAGACATAATACTGGAAATACAGAAGATGGTACTAATATGACTTCCTACATTGAGAGAACAGGTTTAACTATGGATGAGTCAGGGCAACCTAATGCGTCAACAGTAAAGAAAATTCTATCTGTCTGGCCTAAGATGTCATCCTCAGATGCTAACACTGTGAACGTCTATGTAGGCGCACAGATGTCAACAGAGGAAAGTATTACATGGGAGGGGCCGTATACCTTCAATCCTGACTCACAATCAAAGGTTCCTGTCAGGGTTACAGGAAAATATATCGGTGTGAAATTTGAATCCACCGGAGATCAAACATGGAGATTGGACGGCTATTCTCTGGATGTAAGAAATGCAGGGAATAGAGGCTCCACTATGAACTGATGGCTACTTATGTAGACAGAGTAGAAAGGTCTGTAACACATTACGAACCTGGCCCACCACCTGTTGATCCAGAAGACTTAGGACAATATGTTGTTGATGAACTCAAAAGACTGGGAGATATTCTATTAAACCAAGCAACCTTCAGATTAGAGAGAATACATGAAGCACCAGGAAGACCAAGAACAGGAGACATTAGATTCGCAGATGGATCAGACTGGAATCCAGGCTCGGGCGAAGGAATTTATTGGTACGGAACAAGCTGGAACAAACTGTAAGGTTGTATTAATCCAACCTGACGACCTAGAGGTAGTATGGGATGAGGTAGTCCCTCTTATAGATGCTGCCTTAAAATATTCAGAGGGAGAAATTCTCCCTGAAGATTTAGTCCAGCCTCTCAAAACTGGAAAGATGCAGTTATGGGTAGCTTTATCTGGTGGTG